ATTCTCTCGTTTCATCTGCATTTTTTGGTCGTAAGCATTTACATACTCTGCCAATTCTTGGTAAGAACTTTCAATATAAGGTTCAAGTTCCATTTTGCAGATCTTATCAAGGAACCCAACAACTTTTTCACGAGTCGTCTCTCTTCCCTTGTATACATTTTCAACCAAAGGACCCATATTAAGATAAATGGAGTCGGTATCAGAAGCAATAACATAATCAATGTCTTTGGATTTTAATATCCTATTTAGATATTGATTCATTTTACTTTCAATCCAACGAATTGATACTTGTCCAGACAAAGTGATTGCCTCAGCATTTGCTAGTTTATAATAACGGAAATACTGATTACCGATAGCACCATAAGCAGAGTTCAAAGAAATCTTCTTTGCCATCTGAATGTTGTTGCAACGAGCAATTTCTTTTTCCAATTCTTTAGTAGGAGTTTTTTCGTACTGCTGTTTAGCAGTAAGCATTTTCTTTTTAAAAACTACTCTGTCATTATACATTTTCTCCATTAATTCAGGTAGAAACCCCCGAATATCTTTTCGGTATTGTGCCCCATTTGCACAAACACAAAAATCACCATTAATACTTATTTGCTTTCCAAGTATTCTCTCAACTGAAGCTGATGAGTGTCTGGTCTCAACGAGTGTTTCTGGAGAAATATTGTATTGCATAATAAGATGGGGATAAAGGCTATTAAGGTCAAAACTGACCACCCAATTATAAATCCCAGGAATCGGTTCTTTGACATATGCTCCAGCAAATTTATCATCTTTTGATGATTTATCTTTTGGGGGAATAACAATGTTACGTTTCTTAAGATAGTTGTAAATAATAGCATCCCAAGTTCTTACTTGATAAAACACATCATTATAATTAACTTTGGCATCATATGCCATAGTCAAACACAATTCAATAAGTTTCATCTTATCTTCTAACTGGTCAACAAGCTCAACGTCTTTAATGTTATAATCAACAAACTTTTGCCAATCTTTTGTATAAAATTCTCGGAAAGTATCAAATTCTGAGTGGTCAAGTTTCTTTTGCCCCAATTCAACAAAAGCAATATGGTCAAGACGATATGATTCTTGATTTGTATAAGTAAATTTCTTATACAAATCAAGATAATCAATGATTGAAACTCCAGCAACTTCGTAGGAAATTTGCTCTCTTCCCTGAATTACCAATTCTTTTCTACGAATATTTCCCCAAGGAGAAAGACGACGTGCTTCTTTTTCCCCAAGAATTCTTTCAATACGTCCCGCAATATAGGGAATATCATATAATTCACAATTCCATCCAGTAACTGCATCTGGAGTATTTTGTTCCCAAAATGCAAGAAAATGATTAATCAAATCAATCTCATCAGTGCAGTGAACATAAGATACATCTTTACGTGTATTGTTATACGATCTTCCATTCGCAAAACAAATAATTTTTTTTGTCGAATAATTCTGAATAGATATTGTTAGTATTTCTTCTGCACAATCAAAAACATTCGGGAATCCACCTTCTGCAGCAACCTCAATATCAATCGTTACTAACCTAATTTTAGTAATATCAAACTTAATTTCTTCTTCTGGATACTTATCGGAAATATATTGTGCTTTATAGTTATCATTTCCATAAACAGTAAACCCATCAACCTTTGAATATTTTTCAAGAAATTCCCTACAGTCAGAAATTTTCCCAGGTTGAATAGGTTCTACTGCATATCCATCAAGTGTTCTATACTTTGATTTTTTCTTTGAAGAAACAAAAAGAGTCGGTTGATACTCTTCCTCTATTTGAAAATACTCCCCATTATCATAACCACGAACCAACATTTTATTAAATTTTTCATAGACGTTGGTATAAAATCTCATTTTGTAAGTTCAGTATAATCGTCAAGTAATTTTCCATTTGGTTCAACAAGAGTCAAAATCTTATCTGAACTCATCATGATTTCTGTATCATTTGTAAATGTCTTTAACCAAGGAGAAAGATTCCCATCTTCAGAAATTAAATATGGTTTTTTTAATTTGCAGTTTGGTTCACCAAAATCAACAAGAACTTCTTCAATCTCAGTTATTAAATTCAACTGATTCTGGAGTATCAAGACTTGAATCACTCGACTCTTTGTTTCCTCTTCCATAAACTTTTACCTCATAAGATTTTTTTAATGTTGCTGCTGGTTCTACAATAGAAACAACCCAGTCTGGATTTACTACAATATCTTCCTGTTCTGTAAGTGGAATCCAAGGATAAACAGACAGACTATATTGCCTATTTTCTGTTGTCACTTCATCATTTGTTAATATTTCTGGTTCAATCAATTTAACTACAAATGGATTTGAAAAGACATAAGAAACTACCTTTTCCTCTTCAGAAACCAACTCTTTAATATCTGCAATTACATCTTCTCCGGATTTCAATATTGCAAGTTTTATAGTCATTTGTTCATACCTTTTTTAAAATTTTAGCAATAAAAAGGGGAGGTGTCAACTGGATTTTGCCAGTTACCTCCCGTGGCATAGCGACGACGATATTCAATTATATTTAGAGATAATCTTTTCTCTTATGATGTTCAGGAACAATTCTACCAAGAGTAACAGTCAGAAGCCCATCCTCAAAATCAACTGATCTAACTTCCGTATCGTCAGAGAGTGTCCAAGAACGTGTAAATGATCGTTGAGCCAGACCTTTGTGGACATACCTGGTGTCAGTTTCCTTATCTTCTTTTTGACCTTCAATAAAGAGTTTTCCATCTTGCGTATAGACAAAAACTTCTTTTTTTCTAAATCCAGCAAGTGCCAATTCAAGTCTCGATTCTACGTTGCTGACTTGAACTAAATTATAAGGAGGATAGTTTGCTGTAGTTTCGTGAAGACTGAAGATGCGATCAAAGTATTCGTCCATTCCAATACTATTGCGAGTGATTCTTTCCATCAAAGCAGGAAGATCGGACGCAGTAAACCGTGATGTTGGAAGGTTAGTCATTATTGTAGCTCCTTTAAAAGCGAGGTTTGATTGTGTGATCCCTATAAGGCGATCATTAATAATTTATATTAGTTTGTATTATTTTTCAAGTGTGGTTTTTACTACACTATTCTTAACAGGTCTTCCAAATGTTCCGGGAGAAAACTTCATACCTTTATTCCAAGCAGGTTTGCCCCTCATAGACATACTAGTTTTTTCTCTCGATGCTTTACTTCTTTTTGATCCAGAAGTACCTTCTCCACCATCTGTCTTATTAACCAATACACCACCACTATCTTTTTTCCCCCAAAATCTTATGAGTTCCACTTCCAAAGATAATGCTTCTTGTTCCGTTAAATTTTCTTTTATTCTTACTATTCTATCTTTATCAGGAGGTCGTTGAGCCAAACCCAACTTTCTTTTATTTGTATCTCTAAATCCAGAACCTTTCCCAATATAATAAGGAGAATATCTATCTTCACGCAAATAAGCGTAAACGTAATACTTTTCCATCTGCTTTGTTTGTGGTTATAGTTATTTATACAAGAAAAGGGGCATTTCTGCCCCAAATCTCTTTGCTTGAATAACCACAAACAAGCACTATTATTTATCAACCAATAATACTATTTCTCCACTCCTCACTCATATTCACCATAATTGCTTCTGCTGCTTCTGGTGTTTCAGCATATCCTTCATCAAGTAAATGTGAAAGAATGATGTCGTAAAGGTCGTATTGGTCAGCGAGTCCAATTCCAGCAATACCATATCTTCCACCACTACCTGGTGTATATCTACCAGTTCCTGATGGTGTTCCAGACCCACCTAAAGAGGAACTTGCTCCTGGTTTTGAACCAGTTGGTTTAGGTTTTTCAATACGATAAGCATTTGGTTTTGAACCAGTTGGTTTAGGTTTTTCAATACGATAAGCACCCGTAGTTCCAAAACCCCTACTTTGCCCCTGTCCTTGAGGACCATATGCAGCAGATTTTTTTACCTGACCCTCAACTGTTTTTGCGGCAAGGGATGCAGATGCTCTTGTTACTGTTGGAGTATTTTTTAATTTATCAATAGATTTTTGAGTATCTCTTTGAGCATCATCCAATCTTTGATTAGAAACTGCATTTCTTGCTCTGTCTGCAACAGAACCTTCATTAAGTTCTTGCGAAGAATAAACTTCCAAATATGCTTCTTGAAGATTGCGAAGTTCTTGTGCGTCCATTTTATGAATACTTTTTAAGTATTTAGAATAACACTTCACATAAAAAAGACGGGCAAGAAACCCGTCCTTTTTTTATTCGGCATCCTCTACCTTTTTCTTTTTAGCACCAATATTGTATTTAGTTTCCAAAATCCAGTCCCCTTTGTCCTTATATGAAATAACCTTAATTTGATTTAAAGGAGCGATATCTACAATTTTTTCAACTTTTACAACTGTTATAAGACCCCAATCCGACAACAATTGAATAATTCTGTTTCTTCTTTGAATATCATTCAAAGTCAGATTAGCATATTTACCATCTAAGGCAAAAAGTTCCTTAAAATGAACAATATAATAACGACCTTGTTTATGGAGAATATGACAAGATTGGTATATTTTCTTTTCTTTCCGTGATGCAACTCCAATACGAGTCAAGGTTTCACGAACTTTAAGAAAATCATCGGGTTCATTCAGAACCACCTCAATCATATGATCAGGTGACCAATTCACAACAGGTTCAACAATAGTACTCATTTCATTCCTCCAGTTTCAAATTTTGATTTTATAAAATTAATTTGCTCTTGTGTTAAAATTCTCAAGACTTGTTTTGCCTTTTCATCACTATATCCATAATAAAGTTTAATACAATTAATATCTTTAATTGTGTCTTTACGAATCCAAGGAGAAAATCTTTTTCTCTTCCTTAAACTATTTATATAAAAATCATACTGCATCTTTTTGGGAAGAGAATGAAACATATTCATTTCATTTGAGAACATTACTGTATCAATATGACCAGAAAAACACCGATTAATGATATAGGGTGGATATTCTTTTTCTGAATCTGGATTTTCATCCATTAAATTAATTTTTGTTTGATTTATTGAGTTTAACCAATCCTTAAGTTCAATTTTCATAATCGGGTTTGTGATACTTCAAGTATTCCCAAAAGGTTAATTTCATTTCTTTCTGAGTCATTCCACAGTGCTTTGCTGCAGCAGGAAGAGTCATTTTAGCACGAAATAGTGCCTCATTTGCCTCTTGAACATTTTCAGGAGTCGTCTTGACTGGATACTCATAAAGATCCCTATAACTAATTTTGTAAGGTTTCATTTGAACTCACACTCCACCATAATCTCCGTGAGTGCTGCTAGGAGATTAATTTCCTGGTCAGCCACGAACGCAATTTGGTATTGATACTTAGCAATAACAAGAACGGCAGCGGGGATAGACTGGGATAATAGAACACCACAAAGGGAGTCATAAACCCTGCGAAGAATGATAGAAGAATCGTTGTCCAAGTTGGCGACCACCCACTTTCGGACTTCTGTGAAATTCTTTTCTTTGAGATATTTGATAAGATCATTTACAGCAACGTCAGAGAAGGATGCAAGAATACCAGAGTCAATTTCTCCACCAACGGAATAACGTTGGCATTCATTGAGAACTCGTCTCCAATCGGGAAAATGCTTATTAATCAGTTCGGCAAGGACTTTAGGATCATATCGTACACCTTCCGCATCCAAGATATTTTGAAGACGCTTGAAGAAGGATCCTGCCAACTGAGTTTTTTCTTTTCCTTTGATACTGAACTCAACAACTGCACATCGGGAGTGAAGTGGTTCAATAATTTTATTTTTGTAATTGCAGGTGAATATGAATCTACAGTTGTTATAAAACGTCTCAATATTAGCCCGTAAAAGGAGTTGAACGTCGTTGCCTGTGTTATCTGCTTCGTCAATGATGATGACTTTATGTTTACCAGTTCCTTGAAGTGAGACGGTCGAAGCAAAGTTCTTTGCTTGGTTCCGTACCGTGTCCAAAAATCGTCCTTCATCAGATCCGTTAATAACATAATAGTCTACTCCTAACTCATTACACAATGCCTTTGCTACTGTAGTTTTTCCCACACCAGGAGGACCAGCAAGAAGCAAATTTGGAATTTCACCCTTATTTAGAAAATCACTAAATGTTTTCTTAATGCTATCAGGCAAAATACATTCTTCAATTGTTTTTGGTCGATATTTCTCAACCCAAATAAAATCATCACGCATACTCATAAATCCAATTTGGCATTCTATCAGGAATTTTTAGGTAATTGTCCTTTACCCA